GTTGAAAAGTATATACCTGAGTCAATAAGTAAAAAAGACCTCATGGATTTAATCGAATCTTCAACAAGAACCAAAGAAGCTCCTGAAAGAACTAAGGAAAAAGAAAAGGAAAAGAAAAAACCTGGTAATCCTTTTAAAATAGAACCTTCTCAAAAACCAGGACCTAAGGGTGCTGGTGAAGCAGCTCCAAAAGAAAAAGAAAAAACTAAAGAAAAGGAAAAACCAAAAACAAAAAATCCTTTTAGAATAAAACCTGAACAAAAGCCAGGTCCTAAAGGTGAATTAGGTGAAGCTGGAAGTGCGGCACCTGCTAAAGCACCTGAAAGAACAAAGGAAAAAGAAAAGGAAAAAGAAAAACCAAGTAGAAAAAACCCATTTAAAATAGAACCAGCTCAAAAGCCAGGTCCTAAAGGTAGAGTACCAAAATGGTTAAGTTTTGATACTTTCACTAAATTAGGTTATAATTTAAAATAATGAAAAACAGAAATCGTATATTTGAAGCACCTATAGATGAACCTGAAGGTTTTAGAATGAACCCTCAGTTAAAATCAAAAATTGAACGTGGTGAAACACCATACTCAGATAGTCCATTTTTACCAAAAAAGAAAGAAAATGAGAGACAGTCTTTTGAAGAAAAAGCAGCAACAAAAAGATTTTCAGATGTTGTTGGAAAATTACAAAGATATTTGGGTGTAAATGCACCAAGAGACCTTATGGGTCTTCAAATGACTATGATGAGAACCTTGGGTGACATCAAAAGATTTGAATCTTCAAGGGAAAGAGAACTTGAAAATATGGCTGTAGAATTGGCAGAAAACGAATTGTTAGACCCGAAATACAGAGGTTATATTAAATTTGACGCGAAGTTCATGCCGATAGGAGGTCCTGTAAACCCAAATCTTCAAAAAACATCTGAAGAATTTTCATCTGAAGATATTGAACAAGCATTTGCTGCTCATGGTGAAGATGTTGATGAATTTTTAGATGCATTTGAAAACTTTGATTATATGGTTGCAAGACGTAGATTCTTTAATGCAATATCACAAGGATTTGCCAAAAAAGGGCACTACATGTTTGAATTGGTTAGAGAAAGACTTGAAGAAATGGAACCAGGTATTACTGACAAATATGGTGCTTTGATGGCAATGAACGACTATTTGTATTGGATGTTCCCACCTGAAACATTGGAACAAATTTCAGCATCAGGTCAAGGTTTTGGTGGTGATGAAGAAGTTGACTTTGAAGTTGATGAAGATGGTGAACAAACAGGTAATTTGGTTGTTAAAGCTCGAGGTGTTATATTCCCAATTTTGGTTCACGAATTGTTAAAAGGTTATAAAGATATTATCTTAGCACCTTCACTACCTGAAGACCCAGTACAAGCTCAAATGGTTAGAGGTGTTGCGGACACTGCAGTTAATGAAATTTTTGATATTATTATCGGTGCATATCTTTGGGAAAAATTAAGAGATGCCTTACCTGTTAAGGTATTCGAAGACGAAGAAGGAATGAAAACAGTTCAAGGACTTATTTTCAGAGAAATGATTAAAATACCAAAAAGAAGATTTATTTCTTTAGCTCAAAGAATCAATAGTGGTGACCAATCCGCATATTCTGAAATGGAAGAAATTGCCGATACGGTAATTGAAGATTTAAATAGAATGGACCTTGAAGAAATATTAGGTGGTTTTGAATCATATGAAGATGATGAGGATGATGATATGCCAACACTTCCACCGTCAGATGACGATGATGATGATAATGTCGACCTTTCATTTTTAGATGATTTTGGTATAGATAAACCGAAGGGATAATTCGGGATATTTATATTTAATGAGTTTAACAAGAGAACAAGCACTTATTGAATATGCAAAATGTGTTAAGAGTACACCTTACGCATTAAGAACATATCTTCAAACATATGACAACACAGTACAACGTTTTGTACCTTTAGATTTATTTTCTGACCAAATACAACTTGTTAATGACTACGATGAATATGAAGAAAACATCGCATTAAAATATCGTCAAGCGGGCGTTTCTACCGTAACGGCAGCTTGGACATCAAAAAAATTAGTATTTGCAAAAAAAGAAAAACCTGAAAAGATTCTTATTATTGCCAACAAATTGGACACATCTGTCGAATTTGCAAACAAGATTAAACAATTTACTGAACAGTGGCCAAATTGGATGGGGATTGATTTCTCGAGTGAGAAAAACGCCGCTCGACATTGGAAACTAACAAACGGTTGTGAAGTAAAAGCGGTCGCAACATCTAATGACGCACTTCGTGGTTACACCCCTACCGTACTAATATTTGACGAAGCAGCATATATTGAAGCTGGTGACGACTTTTGGGCTGCTTGTATGGCGTCTCTTTCAACAGGCGGTAAAGTTATAGTTATTTCAACCCCAAATGGTTATGATTCGATTTATTATCCAATCTACGACCAATCAATTAAGGGAATGAATAATTTTAAAATAACTGAAATGTTTTGGTGGAGAGACCCAAGATATACCAAAGACCTGCAATTTATTAAGGTTAACGATATTATTCATTATTATCTTAATAGAGATGAATACAAAGATTTAGAAACAATTTCTTATGAAGGTGTTCCACATAATGAAAGAAACTATGAAGAATTTAAAAAATTAATGGACAATGGATACAAACCACATTCAGATTGGTTTGAAAAAATGGCCAAAAAATTAAAATTTGATAGAAGAAAAATATCACAGGAATTGGAATGTAATTTTTTGGGTTCAGGTGATAATGTTATTGATAGTAAAATTATTGAAAAAATAAGAACCGAAATGGTACGCCAACCAGAATCCAAAATGGTTCAAAATCAACTTTGGATTTGGAAAGAACCACAAGTTGGACATAGATATATTATGGGTATTGACGTTTCAAGAGGGGACTCTGAAGATTACACATCATTTCAAATTATTGATTTTGACGAAAGAGAACAAGTTGCGGAATATCTTGGTAAAATCCCACCTGATGTTGCTGCGGAAATAGCATATAAATGGGCGGTATATTATGATGCTTTTATTGTTGTTGATATTACTGGAGGTATGGGTGTATCGACATCAAGAAAATTACAAGAAATGGGTTATAAAAACCTATATGTTGATGGTGTTAATTATGCAAATGTTTGGGATTATAACCCCAAGGCGATGGAAAAAATACCAGGAATTAATTTTAATTCAAAACGTGTTCAAATTATTTCAGCATTTGAGGAGGCGTTAAGACATGGGTTTAAAGTTTATTCACCAAGACTATTAGGTGAAATGAACACATTTGTTTATATAAATGGCAGACCTGACCATATGAAAGGTCATCATGATGATTTAATTATGTCAATATCAATGGCGTTATATGTTGGACAGAATGCTTATAACCAATTAGAAAAAGTATCTGAACAAACTAAAGCGATGTTAGAATCGTGGGAAGTACATAATGATGGCTCACAAAAATCATTAATAGATTTTAACCCAAGTCTTCCAGTTATGTCACCAAGTTCTTATGGTGACAGATTTGGTGGTAATCCGACAAAAAGTGATTATGAAAAGTATTTATGGTTATTCGGTAGTGGAAGAAGATAATACTTTATTCATAAACCAAATTAATTATAATTAATAGATAATGGCAGATAATTTAACCGTATGGCAACGACTTACAAGAGTCTTTGGTCCTGACTCAACACTGAGCCAACAGCCACCTGTATACAAATTCGACAAAAAAGAACTCCTTAAAACTGATAATAAAGAAGAGTTTGAAAAACAAAAACTACAAGCTCAACAAAGTTATTATTTAGGACAACAATGGGCAAAGATTGAAAACAATCTTTATACACAAGCAATTTATTATGAACCAACAAGATTGGCGTCATATTATGATTATGAATCAATGGAATACACACCTGAGATTTCTACCGCTTTGGATATATACGCTGAAGAATCAACAACAACAAATGAAGATGGTTTTATTTTACAAATTTATTCTGAATCATCTCGTATTAAAGGTGTATTAGCCGATTTATTTAATAACAGATTAGACATTAACACCAACTTACCGATGTGGACAAGAAACACATGTAAGTACGGTGATAACTTTGTTTATCTAAAATTAGACCCTGAAAAAGGTATTGTTGGATGCCAGCAATTACCAAATATTGAAATCGAAAGATTGGAGAGGGGCATGAAAGTAAAACCAGCCCATAACACATCTGAAGAAGCAAGAGCGTTGAAATTTGTTTGGAAAGTAAAAGACATGGAGTTTAATACTTGGGAAGTTGCACACTTTAGATTATTGGGTGACGATAGGAAACTTCCTTATGGTACTTCTATGTTAGAAAAAGCAAGAAGGGTTTGGAAACAACTTTTACTTTCAGAAGACGCAATGTTGATTTATAGAACATCAAGAGCACCTGAAAGAAGAGTGTTTAAAATATATGTTGGTAATATGGACGACAAAGATGTTGAACCGTATATCCAAAGAATTGCCAACAAATTTAAACGTGACCAAGTTGTCGACCCAAAAACAGGTAATGTGGATTTGCGTATGAATCAAATGGCGGTTGACCAAGATTTCTTTATTCCTGTTCGTGACCCA